CGGCAAGGTCACAGTCACAGTACCAGCCACTGCTGGTGCGCTCAGAGTCACTGCCCCTGATGTATCGCCTGAAACAACAATTGAACTCATATTCTTTCCTTAAAGGACAACCCAGCGTGAGCCGCTGGAAACCGTCACGACTGCGCCGCCAGAAATAGTGATCGGGCCTGCGGATGAGCCTGAGAACCCCGCCGCAATGGTGTAGCTGGTAGCCACTGTTTGGCTGTTTACCACAATCCCGTTGCTTGCAACAGGAACCCTTGCTTTAAATTCCCCGGTGCTTGGCTTGTACAGCAGGTAGGCGTTGCCTGTGTATATATTGAGCGCCGTACCAGTGGTGGCGTTCAAGAATGCGGGGTACAGGTCGGTGGCAGTGCTGGTGTCATTGCTGATTGCCGAGCCACCCACAGAGGCCCATGCCGTTCCGTTGTAGCCTTCAAACTCGGTTGTGGTGGTGTTGAAGCGGAGCATTCCACTTGCGGCTGATGGACGCTGACCCGTGGTTCCCTTGCTGATCAGCAAAGCACCAGTTGAACTGAAAGTGGAGTCCGTGGTGGCCGTTAAAGCGCCAGTGATCGCCAGAGTCGATCCGTTCCAAGCCAAGTTGGCACTGTCACTGAGCAAGCCAGATGCCCCGGCAAAGGTCACTCGACCAGATGTCAGGGCGGTGTTTTTGATGCTGTTGGCAGTGAGGAATGTCCCGTCCCAGGTCAGGCCAGATGCTCCGCCCAAAGCGCCGCTGTTGTTGAACTGAACCTGAGTGTTGGAGCCACCAATGGTTCCAGAGCCGGGGGTGGCTAAGACCTTGACCGTGCCTGCACTGTTTTTGAAGTACAGCTTCTCGTCCAGAGTGTTGATTGCCAACTCGCCAGCGACGAGATTCCCCGACGAGGGGGCCGCAGACGCCGTGGTCGAGTAGTAGAGTTGGATTGGGGTGTAGCCTGCTTGTGCCATTTAAAATGTTCCTCCAGAAACTCCACCTGTAATTTTACCCGTGGACGGATTGCATGTGATCGATGAATTTACCAATTGCGGCAAATTGCCAGTGGTTGTGCTCACAAAGGTGAGGTAGTTGTCAGCATTGGTCGAATTTGCCGTGATCGCCGTGTTTGTTGCGTTGGTGGCCGTCCCACTCAAAGACGCAGTTATCGTCCCAGCAGTGAAGTCGCCCGAGGCATCCCTCGCCACAATCGCACTGGCCGTGTTGGCGCTGGTTGCTGTGGTGGCGCTGTTGGATACCTTCCCCGCAGTGGTAATGGTCGCCAAGTAGGTGTCGGTGATCGCCGTGGCGTTCCAAGTTCCAACCGTCAGTGTCCCAACCCCAGTGATCCCGGTGTATGAGCCGCTGATGTACGCAGAACCCACAGTACCAGAGGTGATCTGGTTGCCGTTGATTGCAATTGGAGTGGTCGCCGCCAAGGTCAATTGGCCCTGGGCGTTAACAGTGAAAGTTCCCACCGCAGATGCCGAGCCATACGCCCCAGCAGTCACCGCTGTGTTGGTGATGCTGAACTGCGTCCCCGTCAAAGTCAGACCAGTGCCAGCGGTATATGCGCCAGAGCCTGAGAACTGAATCCATGTCACTGGGCTTGTGCCGACAACAGTCACTGGGTCGGTCTGAACCCAGCCAGTGCTTGCGTACAGCGTACCGTTTGAGACAAATGTGAAATCCCCGCTTGCCATCTCGGCGGCAGTGTCAAAGTCGGTTGCACGGGTGAGAACTGTGCCGCCAGTCGCCCAGGTGTAGATGCCGTTGTTGGCTTGCGTGGCCTCGTTCTTCACGAGCACACGGTCGCCATTGAGTAGCGTGTAGCCATCCAAAGTGGTCAAGGCCACCGACAAAGTCAAGGTAGCCCCAACGCCAGCCGTGCCGTTGTTGTAGGTCACCGTCCCGCCAGTGATTGAGGCAAGCGTTCCGGGGGTTGCCGCCGCGCAAGCCTCATGGACATGAAGCCCCTCGGCCACCGCATCCACATACTGCTTGGTCGCCAACTGCAAAGCAGATGTCGGGTCTTGGGTCACCGCAACAGATGTCAGCCCACCCAGGGTCAGGCTTGAGCTTCCCAGGCTGATGGCAGTGGTTCCAACGGTCAGCGATGAGTTGGTCAGGGAGGCGTTACCAATGTTTGACAGGGTGTTGGTTGATCCGCTGATTGACTTGTTGGTCAGGGTCTGAGTCCCCGTCAGCGTGGCGACAGTCGAATCAATCGCAATGGTGACGGGGGCAGAGCCGTTGTAGCTCGTGCCCGTCAGGCCAGTGCCTATGGTCAAGGCGTTTGTGGCTGTGGCTGTGACCGTGATCGAGCCACCCAAAGACACTGCCGAGCCATTGATCGTCACCGAACTGTTGGTCAGTGATGCGTTGGGTATCGCTGTCAGGGTGTTTGTGGCCCCACTGATTGACTTGCCCGTCAGTGTTTGTGTTGCCGTGTTGGTGGTGACCGTGTCAGCCCCAACCGTGGCAGATGTCATGTTGAATGCCCCGCCCGTCACTGTTTTGCCAGTGAAGGTCAGCGCAGACGGCAGGCTCACAACCACCGCCCCAGTGCTTGGGGAGGCTGAAATCTCGTTGGCCGTGCCAGAAACTGAGGACACCCCGCCAATCACAGAAAACTCGGTCACCGATGTGATCTGGCCTTGGGCATTGACAATGATCTGAGGGATCAGAGTGGCCGAGCCATAAGTTCCAGATGTGACGCCAGTGTTGGCAATCGAGATCGTCCCCGTCGATGTGATCGGCCCACCCGTCAAGCCCGTCCCGGTGTTGATCAAAGTGACGCCGCCAGCCAAGGAGAACTGCCTCCAAGACCCTGCGGAGTACCCATCAAAGCTCGATGTGGTGGTGTTGAACCTCATCTGCCCATCTGTCCCGGCAGGTTGCTGGACATCCGTGCCCTTGGGCAAGGTCACCCCGCCAGTACCCGGAAGGATGGGGTTGTCGGCCAACCCAATGGTTGGGTTTCCACCCGCCCCGTTGCCGTTGGTCACCGAGGTCTGATTTGCCGTTCCAGTGATGGTCACATAGTTGGCAATTGATCCAGACCCGGAAACAATGCCAGAACCCGTCAGGGAGGCCAGGGATTGGGCCATTCCGCTCAAGGCAAGGGTAGGGTTGCCTGCGATGCCATTGCCGTCTGTAACGGCCATTCCGTTGCCAGTGACGGCAATAGACCGGGCAACCATCGTCCCGCTGGCTGTGCTGACCGCAATCCCCGTCCCCATCGTGTTCAGGCTGGCCGCATTCCCGGTCAGCGCCAGCACCAGGGTGGACTGAGCGCCGTTGTCGGTCAGGGTCAGGCCACTTGAGCCAGCCAAGCGGCGGGAGTTGTTGAGGGTCGGCTCTTGGTTGAGCGTCAGGAAAGTCTGCGTCTGAACGGGAGACCCAGCCAAGGCAGAAGCTGTCGTTTTTACCGTCTGGCCGTTTTGGACAATAGGCACAAGTTCCGTGCCCGTGATCGCCCCGGCGGTTGGTAGTTGGGTGATGGTCTGGTTTGCCATATCAGGGTTGGGTCTCTATGCCGTCAACATTGCCATTTTGCTCTGGGGTCATGGTATTTCCCTCAGTTGACACCACAAAATCTTGGTAGCCGCCAGTGACGATTGCACTGCTCTCTACGGCCACGCTCAAGTCTGGCCTGGGGTAGCGGATGGTGATCTTCTCGGTGCGCCTTGCAGGCAGGCGGTAGGGGTCTTTCTCGTCCCCGCACCCGCGCTCACACACAATCACGCCGGGGAGATTGGCGTCAGGGTGTGCCTCATCCTCTGGGCGCTTCATCTTGCATCGTCCGCAGATGAATATGCTCAGTGTCGAGTTGCCACGGGTGTCAAGGAATCTGGGCATGGATCACCTTGTATATACGCTGATGTTTGGGGCGTAGTAGATCGGCGATTTGTCGCGCTCCTCTTGCTCGGCGTCATAAAGGTACTTGTCGGCCATCTTCTCCAAATAACCGATGCGATCCACAGCAACGCCGGGGAGTTCCATGCCCATCCTGTGAGCCAGCATAGAAACCACCGCCTCGTACCATCTTTGGGGGATCTCAAGCTCATCAGTGAGCGCCCCGACATCCATCACTTGCCTGGAATACCACAGGGTCATCTGCACAAAGGTGTCAGAGGGCACGGGCCACAGGTAAAGCGATGGCTTTGGCACGGTTCTGTCAAACCAGAACTGGAAAGGCTGGTTGGCAGTGAAGTTTTTGTTGGGCAGGTTGGTGTAATCGTCCCGGTTCAGCCTTGCCATGGGGATTTCGGTGCTGTTGTTGCCGAAATACACCTCACGAACCACCAAAGTGGTGCTGTTGTAGGCCCGGACACGGTAATACTGCACCGTTTGACCAGCAACGATGTCAGTCCAGATCCACTCGTTGTTCACAACGGCGACAGATCCTAGGTCAACCAGGGTGCTCCAAGTTGTTCCGTCAGCGGAATACTCGTAAATGATCGACATCGTGCCAGTGGCCCCCGGCAAATAGCCAATCGAGCCAACATAGACGGTGTTGTTCGTGCCGTAGTTGACAGAAATGTTGCCGTTGGTCGATGTCTGAGTGCAAATCGTATCGACATTGCTGTCAAAGGCGTTGGCAACAGTGCCGCCTGCGCTCGATGCGTACCCGCCACCATCGTTGGGGGTGGGGCGGTTCATCTG